ATGGAAATTTTAATATCGGTAAATATGGACTTTCAGAAGATGTTAATAATAGATATAAACAACATTCTAATAAGAAAGATGGATATGGAAAATTCAGTTCTAACATTGATTTTAAATGGATGATATTATTATCTCCATCTAATCTTCCAAAAGCTGAGTCTCTACTGAAAAATTTACTTAAATCAGATGGATTTAATTTTGATTATAACGCTGATAATAAAAATCATACTGAACTAATAATGTTTAATCCAAGTAAAGGATTAAGATTAAAAAAGATATTTAGACAAGTATCAGAATTATTTCCATCTAAAGAGAATGAATTAAATAAAATAATAGAAGATAGTAAAGAGAAATATGAAAATATATTAAATACTCAGAGATTAGAAAGTGAATTAGTAATACAAAGTTTAAAAAATAAAAATGAATTGGACATTCAGAAATTAGAGAGTGAATTAAATACTCAGAAATTAGAGAGTGATTTAAATACTCAGAAATTAGAGAGTGAATTAAATACTCAGAAATTAGAGAGTGAATTAAATCTTAAAGATTCTGATCATAAAATAGAAGTATTAGAGATGAGATTAAGAATAATGAATTTACAAAAAAATAATTAATTTATATTAATTATTTTTTTTATTATTCTAGTCAAAATTTGGATCTCTAAATCCAATCATTTTATTTCTTAATGGAATTCCATTTTTAGATAAATCTTCATATTGAACCTTAACTATTTTATTAAGATATTTTTTTTTAAAATTTTTGATGCAATCATTATATAATTCTTTTCTATATTCATAAGTTCCATTGGGAACAGAATTAAATTTTTTATTATCAGAAGTTTCTAATATAAATATAACACAATTTATATCTTTACCATTACCATTTTTAAATCCTACTATTTTATATTCACTGTCTTCAATAGCCTTACGCTTTAAATAATACATGGATCTTTTTTCTCTTTCAAACGAATAATTATATGGTTTATTATAAGATTTATAAATACTACCTTCATATTTATCTACAATTTTAGAATCAAAATAATTATCACCTTCATCTTCACTATTAATTAGTATAGTTTCTGTTAGTTTAATATAATTCAAATCTGTATTAATTATATCATTTAATATTTTATATCTATCATGAAATCCTATTTTACTATTTAATGAAAAGCAATCAAATACCCAGAATTGTAATTTATTTTTATTAATAGTATCTTCATTACGTACAATACCAGAAATTTCTTGGAGAGGCATATTATGATTATATAATTCACCATCAAGAATAATATTTTTATTATTAGTTAATATTTGAAATAATTCCTTTTCTATATCATTAAATCCTATAACTATATGATGTCTTCTTGTCATCATTATAATTTTATTATTATGTAATTTAACTAACATACGAAGTCCATCTAATTTAGGTTGTACATATAATGGATAAATTAATTTATTTTTATGATTAGCATATTTATGTAATGCCATAGGGAATGGTATTATTGATTCTTTCTCAGTATTAACTGTTTGAGTTAATGAATAACCCATATTAATCTTATATTTATATTTACTAGTTCCTTCATTTATAGCCTGTTCAAGTATATTAGTTTCATTTTTCTTCCCTATATTTTTACCAGTAGTTATAATAGTTTTTGCTGAAGTGGTAAGAGTCCCATTAATTAATCCAGTTATAGTATAATATCCAGTATAATATTCATTAAATATTTTAGCATCTTCATAAATATTACATTTAGCATCCTTATCATTATATAACTCTATAATTAATTTCCATATACGAATATTTCCATTACTATAACAATTATATAACGGCCCAAAAATAATAACTCCATTTTCTATTTTATAAATCATTAGTGATTATAATAGTAATATATTAGTATATTATTTATCAATTTTTAACTTTTAGTATATAATAAACTATAAAATTGATAAATGTATTATTAGTATATTATCAGATATAATGAGTATAATAAATATTAATTACATTGATTCCATTTATAATGGAGAGTTTGATATTAAATTTATTCATAATATTGGAGAATCTCCTGTGCTTTATATTAATGAAGAACAATATTATGGAATTAATATTTTGGAAAAGGTTAATGAATTATTTAATGATAGTTTAAATTTACCAATTAATATTAAGGAACAAATAAAGAAATTATATATTAAAGTTTCATTATATCATCAATCATCAATACTTCCTACATTAAAATATAAATTATATGATGAAAGATCTATAGTTCCATTTAAAAATATTTCTGATGCTGGATATGATATTACAATTATTGATATATTTAAAAAAATATCTGAGAATACTATTTTATATGAAACTGGAGTATCATTAGAAATTCCTCTTGGATATATGATTGATTTACGCCCAAGAAGTAGTATTTCTAAAACTGGTTATATTTTAACTAATAGTCCAGGAACTATTGACCCTGGATATACTGGAACATTAAAAGTTGCATTAACAAGAGTTGATTTTACATTACCAGAAATTAAATTACCAATAAGAATTGCTCAAATTATATTAATACCATGCGTTAATAGTAATTTAATTGAAATGGGTGAAACTATAGAAACATCTAGAGGAGACGGTGGATTTGGAAGTACTGATAAAATAATTCTGTAAATTTATAAAAAAATAAAAATATATATTAATTATTTTTTTTATCAATTCTAATATCTATATTATATTCTGGATATTTGATTTTTAGTTCATTATATATTCCAAATATATCTGATTCTAATGAATTACCTTTAATACTAAGATTATTAATACCAAGATTATCAATATCAGTAGAATTAGATATTGTATTAAGATTATATTTTTTATTTATTATTTCATTTTTTAATTCTAAATATAATAAAATATTATTTATATATTTATTACTTATTTCCTCATTTAATACTTTTGACAATATTTTTAGTATATCTTTATATGCAAATATTAAATTAGTATTATTAATGTGTATTAATTTAGCATAATATACAATTAAATTTTCATCATAATGCATCATATTATACGTATTCATATAGAATTTATTTTTATCAAATATTAAATGATTAATTGTAGATACAATTTTATTAATTAATATAATAAACATATCATTTGTAATTAAAAATTTTCCAATATATATTATATACCCTCTATTAGAATATTTTTGATATCTAGTTATAAAATTATTAAATTCATATATATTATTTAATATTCTACTATTAAAATGTTTTAGAGATATAGTAGCAATCTTAGAATTTATAGCATCAATATTATGTATATACATTTTACCATCCATAGTTAGATAGTTTTTAACAATATCAAAATCAAATACATTATATAGAGTCTCTCTAATACTTCTATTCATAAACATTAAATCAATACTTTTTTTAGTTTTAGGATTATATAATTTAATTATTCCATTCAAGTATTCTTTTAAAGTAAAATACTTATTAGTTTCATCAATATTAGAATTAGAACCTGAATTATATTTTAATATTAGTGATTTTAATTTAGTTATATAATTATGTTTTTCATTAACTGTTAGTAAATCTATATTTTCTATCTTACAACTACTTAAATAATATCCCTTATTAATTAACTCACATGCAATATTATTCTTTTTTCCAATTAGAACACTGGGTCCAAAGTATAAATCTAAATCAACTTCTTCATCATCTAATGTTTTATTATATAATTTTATACATGTAGATCCAGAAATATATATACAATCTTGAATAAATATTTCCTTACATAAATTAAAACTATCTAATAGATTTTCAACTCCAGAATGATAATTCTTTGAAGAATCTAATTTAAATTGTTTAAAAACTGACATTTTAGATTAATTAAGATTTTACAGTGTTATACTATATATTATCTATTAATAATATCAATTTTAATAATTTGTAAAAAAATAACATAAATATGTATAAAATTGATAAATTAAAGTATAATATAATATTAATATGAGTAATAAATCTATTGCTGATCAATATGAAATTAAAACTGATATTGAACATATTATTGATCGACCTGGTTTATATATTGGAAGTAATCAGGTAGTTAAGGAAACTATATTTATTGCTGATAATGATTTTAATATTATTAAAAAAGAAATTGAATATGTTCCAGGGCTAGAACGGATTTATGAAGAGGTATTATTAAATGCTTTTGACCAATCTGTAAGACTTGATACTAATACTACTGAAATTAGAGTTAATATAGATAAAGAAAATAATATTATTTCTGTATTTAATAATGGATCTGGAATACCTATAATTATTAAAAAAGAACTTGGAATTTATATACCTGAAATGATATTTGGGATGTTAAGAACTTCAAGTAATTATAATGATAATGAGAAACGTATTACTGGTGGATTAAATGGATTAGGTGCTAAATTAACTAATATATTTAGCACATCATTTAAATTGGAAACTGTTGATAGTACTAATAAATTGTATTTTGAACTTGAATGGACTAATTCTATGAATGATAAGGGTAAGAATATAATTAAATCATATAAGAAATCTTCCTATACTAAAATTATATTTAAACCTAATCTTAAATTATTTAATTTAAGAGAATTGACTGATGATATCATTGCTTTAATGAAAAAGAGATTAATTGATATTGGATTTAATAGTCATTCAAAAGTAAAAATTTATTATAATGATATATTAATCCCTATTAAGAGTACTGTTGATTATATATCACTATATAATATTATTAATGATGATAATCCCCCTATCGTAGATATTACAAATGAAAGATGGCATATAGGTATATTATATTCTAATAATGGATTTCAAAATATTTCATTTGTTAATGGAGTTAATACTACAGGTGGAGGATCACATGTAGATCATGTACTTGAAATTATTTCAAAGGAGATAATAGAAAAAATAAAAAAAACTAAAAAGATAGAACTTAAATTATCTGATATAAAAAATAATATATATTTATTTGTTAAATCATTTATTGAAAATCCTATATTTAATTCACAAACTAAGGAATGTTTAAAAATGAGTAAGACTAAATTTGGAAGTAAATATATAATGAGTGAAAAATTTAAAAAACAAATATTAAAATCTAATATTATAGAGAGATTATCAAATATTTCAGATAATAAATTAGATAAGGAATTAACTAAAACTAATGGCATTAAACGTGAAAGACTACTTGGAATTAAAAATTTAGAAGATGCTAATTGGGCTGGTTCTAAAAAGAAATCTCGAGAATGTAAATTAATTTTAACCGAAGGGTTGTCAGCAAAAACATTTGCTATGAGTGCTTTATCTATTATAGGTAGAGATAAGTATGGAATATTTCCATTAAAGGGAAAATTATTAAATGTAAGAGATGCCTCAAATTCTAAGATTGCTGGTAATGAAGAAATATGTAATATTGTTAAAATATTGGGCCTTCAATATAAAATGGAATATAATGAATATAATATATCTCAACTAAGATATGGAGGTATAATTAATTTAACTGATAGTGATGAAGATGGGAGTCATATAAGTGGATTAATTATGAATTTTATACATAATTTTTGGCCTCAATTAATACAAATGAATTTTATATTTATTTGTCCAACTCCAATTGTAAAAATATCAAAAGGAAAGAATATATTATCATTCTACACATTAAATGAATATAAGCAATGGTCTGAAAAAAATAAAACTTCTGGATTTAATATAAGGTATTATAAGGGTTTGGGAACATCTACAGCAATTGAGGCTAAGGAGGCTATGACAGATATAGATAATAAATTAATAAATATAAAAACTGATAATAATACAAATAATTCTATTAATTTAGCATTTAATAAAACATTAGCAGATGAAAGAAAGGATTGGTTAATGACTAAATATAATCCAAATAATAATATTGATAGAAATAATAAAGAATTATTAGTATCTGATTTTATAAATAAAGAATTAATTCATTTCTCATACTATGATAATCAGAGGTCTATTCCTAATATGGTAGATGGATTAAAACCATCTCAAAGAAAGGTATTATATGTAGCTATTAATAGTCTTGAAAAGAATGATTGTAAAGTTTCACAATTTGCCAATAAGGTTGCCGAAAAAACTGATTACCATCATGGAGAGGTATCATTAATTGGAACTGTTATAAATATGGCACAAAATTATATTGGAAGTAATAATATTAATTTATTACTTCCAAAAGGTAATTTGGGTACTAGATTACATAATGGTTCAGATGCAGCAGCTGCCAGATATACATTTACAATCTTATCAAATATTACAAGTATTATTTTTGATAATAGAGATAGTAATATATTAACATATCTTTATTCAGATGGTGATAAAATAGAACCTGAATGGTTTATTCCAATTGTTCCAAATATTTTAATAAATGGTTGTACTGGTATAGGAACAGGATTTTCGTCAAATGTACTTAAATATGATTCAGAAAAAATTTGTAAATATATTATAACTAAATTAAATGGAAAAATTCCAGTAAGAAATATATCTCCATGGTATAGAGGATTTAAAGGTAAGATAGTAGAGAATAGTAATAATAAATATACTACATTTGGAAATTATTCTATTATTGAGAAATTAAAAGCAATTCAAATAAATGAACTTCCAATTGGTATATCTATAAATAATTATAAGGAATATTTAGAAAGTTTATTATTAGATAATAATACTATTATCCATGATATTAAATTTAATCATACAGATGTTAGAATTGATTTTATTATCATGTTCAATTCTGAGAACTTTGATAAAATTAAAAAAATGAGTACTGATAATATTACTACTATGTTTAAACTAACTAGTAAATTATCTGCAACTAATATGTATCTCTTCAATAAAGATCATATTATTACTAAATATAATTCTATATATGATATACTAGATGAATTTTATGAAATACGATTAGAATACTATGATAAGAGAAAAAAATATATAATTAATAAATTAGAATATGAATTATTAATATTATCTAACAAAGCTAAATTTATTAGATATATAAAAAATTCTAAAATTAATATTATTAAGATGAATAATAGTGAATTAATAACTAAATTAAATTATGAAAAATTTAGTAAAATTCCAGAAACTGATAATGATTATAAATATCTTGTTAATATGCCAATTAGAAGTATAACAAATGAAAATGCTAATGAATTAGATTTATTAAGTAATAATAAAGAAACGGAATTGAATAATATTAAAAGTATATCTATTAAGGATATGTGGATTACTGATTTAAAAAATCTAATGAAGGTTAATAGTAATATAAATGATTTATTAGAAATTGAATCATTAAGTTAAAACTGTTGAATATAAAAATTAGTTATTTTTTTATTTTATTAAATTTATATATGGTAAAATTGATATTAATATTACAAATAATTATAATGAGTTCAGAAATTGACTCACTTTTGAAAAATATTTCATTATTAACAATTAATGAAAATAATGAAATATTAATTATTAAAATACAAAGTTGGTTCCGTGGATGTATATTTAGATTGAAACGATTACCGTTAATTATGTATAAGGTACAAAAATATTTAATATCAGAATCATTTAAATTTTCAAATCAAACTGATGACGGTAGAATAAATAGTTCATTAGATGAGAATGAAGTAATTTTACTACTTAAAAATAAATTTAAAGATAGAATTAGGGTTCAAAAAATTAGAATGTGGTTTGATATTTTATTGTTTGATAATATGTATAATTGGCTTCCAGTAAATATTAAAACAACAACTACTAATACAAATGACAATTCTGGAAATTTATCATTATGTGTATATTCTTATACTAATGAAACATTAGATTTACATAATGATAAAAATTATAAAAGCGGTAAGTTGAGTGAAATACTTTTTAATAAACTTAAAAATAAAGAATATAATAAAATTCCCAAAAAAGATTATTATTTTATAGTATTAAATAAATTAATATCAAATGATATAATTATTAATAGTATAAAAGGATTAACAATATTAACTTCAAATTTAAATAATTTACCATTTCAAATTTGTTGGAATCGAAATAGATCATTTAAAGCTGAGAATATAAATAAAAAAATAAAATTATTTATTAATTGCTTACAGAAACCAAAGCCAAATTGGAAAGAAGTATTTATATTAAATATAAGAACAATAAAATTATAAATATTCAGTTGGAATATATGAATTACATATTTGTCTATGACCAATTTTTAATCTACCAGAGAATGTAAAATTACTTTTAAATGTATCACTATTAATATATGTTATAATTTTATTTAAATTACATTCTTTTTTTGGTCTAAGCATAATTAATGATCCGCCAAAATAATTTATTTTACCTATAAATGCTATATTTAATTTTCTTGTAATATTATAAATATAAATACAATCACTACCTAAATATTTTTCCATAGTAGTAATATTTCTAGGAGCCCCCCATCTGTACCAATTATTTTCATTGAATTTTTTAATTTTTCTTGTAAGAAGTTCTTCTTTATGCTGTAATAAATAATTATTTATATCTTCATTATCACTTGGAAATTTATCAATATATATATATTTATCAATTTTATCTTCTGAATTTAATATTTCAATATTACCAAGTTTATTATTTTTATATATAGATTCTTTTCCACTAACCAGACCAACATAAATATCAAAATAATCCTTAAACATAATATTACTATTATTTTCATTTTTACTAAAAGTAATTAATCCATCATTGTTAATTATATAAAGAAGTTCATCATTATACCTTATAATTTTTTTTATTTTTTTATTCTTACAATATCTAAATATAATAATATCAATTGATGCATTTTCGAACATTTTTTCATTGTGTGGATGGAATATATGAGTAAATGTTCCATTAAGCATCATTATATTTAATAATTTGGCTGAACTAGTTAATTTAAGAAAATCAGACGGAACTATGAATACTAATTCACCATTAACATTAAGTAAGTTATAACATTTTTCAATAAAATCTATATATGTATTACCTTTTTGGGTTCTAATATAAGGAGGATTGCCAATTATTGTAGTATATAATTTTGTAATATTTTCTTTTAAAAAATCCTTATAAATTACATCATTTCTATCAATATTATCTAATAATTTAATACTAGAATCAATTTCATACATATCAAATATAATTTTTGGAAGTTTATTAGTAATAAATATTACTAAATCTCCTTGCCCAATTGATGGTTCCAAAATATCTGTTGGGTTGTTTAAAATAAATTCAAATATTTTTTCTTTCAATATTATATTAGTTGTAAAATATTGACCCAAAGAATGTTTAGTATTCATAATCTAAAATTATATTAATTCTAAAAGTAATTCAATTTTATATAAAAGTAATTCAATTTTATATAAAAATTACTTAAATTATAATTAGTTAAGATTAATAATTTCTAATTATTTATTAGAAATTAAATTATTAGAATAAAAATATATATTTTATATAATATTAATATATACAATCTAAAATGGAACAATTTAGTGAAGCAACATACTTATTAAATAAGGATAGAAAAATGCCCTTAATATATTCATCTAATCTATCAAAAAATAATTTTAATGTACAGAGATCCGAGCATATAGTTGGAGATTTAGATATTATATCTGATAATAATCGATATAAAAATATTAATCACCCATCAAAACGAGGAATATCCCGAATGAGACATCTTCAAAATACATTTCCCCAAGAATAAATCTATTTATTAATTTCTAATTCAGTAATTCTATCTTCTAAAATTTTTATTTTTTGTAAAATTTGTAAAATAGTTTTATCATTACTTGTGATATGTCTATAAATTTTTTTTATATTAGTAGGATTAATTTTATATGTAAATCCTATATTAGTAGTTAGTGATATTTTAATAATAGGATATTTTTCAGTTGGTGTAGTATATGCATTAAATTTAGAGTTATATATCATATTACCATCACTTTTCTGGTAAGATATAATAGTTCCTGGTTGAATATCTATCCATTCATTTTTCTTAATAAGAATAGTATTTTTTAATTTATAATTTAGACTACCCCCAATAACTATAGATTGATTTGTATTATTAATATTAGTATCTAAATTTTGGGCGTATAAAATATTTATATCATCTAATTTTTGATCATAATTGCGTTTATTATGTATATAAAATCCTATAGTTAATTTATTATTATCTATATCAATAAATTTAAAATATTTACTTAATATTACCTTTCCATTAGTTTTAATATAACATATTTGAGAATTAGGTATAATATTGTTTAACATATTACTATTTTTACCAATTTCTATCTTATTATAATTATTAAGAATATATTCTGAAATTTTATTATTAATACCAGGACTATCTATAATTTCCTTATCTATAATTTCTTTATCTATAATTTTAGTTTTAATATCCTTCTTACTATATGATAATTCATTATTGGAATCTTCACTATCACTAAATAAAATACCAATTTCTGTAATTTTAGAAACCATATTTAATTATATATATATATAATTAAATATGAATCAGTATATTAAAAATATTATCATTTCTCCTAATGGTTATGATATTCCTACAATATATTCCATTTCCTATCAGAATAATAATTTAACCGTTGCTGTTAAATTAAAAACAATTACAATAATTGGATCTGGTGTAGATTCAGTTTCATCGGAATATCGATCATTTGTGTTGCAAAATAATAAGGATATTTCCTTAGATAATTTTAAAATATTAAAGAAAAATATATTATCATTATTATCTACCAGTAGTACTGGAAGTATATCCTATATAACATTATTATATCTTTACTATGAATATACTAAAATAAAAAATATATTAATTAATAATCAATTTGATATATATTTAAATTTATTTGATGATATTAATGCTAAAAATAATAATATATCTAATAAATTAATAATACAAACTATTGATAATTTAATTTATTATAAATATATAGATAATAAATTATTATTAGGATGTAAGTTTATTACTATATCTAAAGATGATATTCTAAATATAAATAATAATAATAGAATTATATGGAAAATTATTTATATAAATAAAATTTTAAAAAATATACCACAATATTCTACATTAACTAATTTTCTATTTTTAATAGATTGGATATATGTATTTGGAAATATTAAACAAATATTTTTCAAAAGTCATATGTTATCTAAAATAGAATATGGAAATAAAATAATTCAAGTTGTTAAGAATAGTATTAAACAAAGTCAAATATTAACATCTCTAAATATTATTAAACATTTCGATGATGATAATATTATAAATACTATAGATAATAATATTAAGGATAATATTAAATTACTTCATGAAATAGATTATACATTAGATGATTTATGTTTAATATTATTTTATGAGCATAAGGGAAATACATTATATTCATATTTTTATAATGCTATTAAATCTGATGAATTAAATCCTACATTAAAAAAAATATTATTTAGTGAAACTATGTTTAAAAGTTTTATCTTTCAATATTTATTTGCAACATTACAATTACATAAGAATGGAATCATTCAAAATGATCCCCATATAAATAATATTTTAATATATGATCATGATATTTCAGAAAATATAAAATTTGATATTAACTTTAAGGATATAATAGAAATTAATCTTCATAATATTGGATTATCTATCATAGATTTTAATAATGCAATTTTAAGTCCATATCATATAGGAGAATATACTGATATATATAATCAGATTAATGAAGAATTAGGAATTGTATATGATAAAACTAAGGAGAATATAATTAAGAATAATTACCAAATATTTTCATGTTATGCAGTATATGATGTTATAAGATTTGTATTAATTCTTAAAAAAGTATTAATAGATTTACCAGATCATATTATATCAAAAATAAATAAAAATAATATTAAGAAGTATATAGATTTCTTACATAGTATATATATTCTTGCAGATTCTATACTTATAGAAATATATAATCCAACTCCTAAATTACCATTTGATTTTAATAAAAAATTATATGGAGGAGTAGAACATATAATTTTAAAAATGTTTAAACCATATTATAAATTAAATAAATCTCATACATCAGAAGAAAATATAGCATCATTTATTAAATTATCTTTTGATGATACATCTATGTTTGTTAATAGTGATAAAAAGACAGCTATTGATAATAAAAATAAATTTATTTCTAGATATATAAATAATAATCTATAATATTTAATTCTAAGAAAAATTAATTTGGATATAAGAAAATAATTATTTTTTTTTTACTAAAACTACTTTAATATTTAGAAATAAATTTATTTCTAAATATATAAATATTAATTTAATAATTATTATGACTGATCTTATTAAAAAAATAGAATACTATAATAATTTGGGATTTGTTTGTATTCCATTAAAGGGTAAAGTTCCATTTTTAAAAAAATGGAATGAATTAACTGAAACTCCTTCACTTAAGGTATTTACAACATCTAATATTGGAGTATTAACTGGTAAACCCTCGGGAATTACAGTATTAGATATAGATTTTAAAGATAAAGGTATGATAATATGGAATAAAATTAAAACTCTATATCCTAAATTTAAAACGCCAACAGTTATTACTCCAAATAAGGGTATTCATATGTATTTCAAATATACAAAAAAATTATCATCATTTTCCAAATTTAATTTAAATGGAGAAAAAATAGGATGGGATATATTAAATGGAAATAGACAGGTAGTTATACCACCATCTATAGACATAAAAAATAACAAGGCATATAGATGGTTAATATCTCCAGATAGTACTCCATTAATAGAAATGCCATCATGGCTAATTGGTTATATACTATATGTTCATTAAATTGAATGAAATTAATTTATAATTAATATTTTATAACGTATTTATATACGTTATAAAATATTTTTCATCTCCACTCTGATATATATTATATAATTAAAATATGTATAACAGCAGAACATCATATCCCGATTATAGTGATGAGGAAAAGTCATACCAATCTCTTGAATACAAAATAGATTTACCAGAATTTACATATGATATATCATTATCAGATTATTCAACCAATAGTAATGATATTGATGAGATAATAGATAATATTGAGGTAGATAAAATTAATGTTAAATATTCTAAAACTCAAATTAAACCATTTTTTACATTAGAATTTATTTCTGTATTCTTGGTTTCTATATTAATTAATAATATAAATTTATTAATTATAATTCTAACTGATAATACTATACATAAACATATATTAAAAATTATTTTTAATAACTTAATTATAGGCACTATACTCTATATATTTAGTAGTCCATCTACTATTAGATCTATAAATATTACTACAGAATATACATATATTAATGCAATAATATTTAACTATAATTTAATAATTACAATTAAATACATTTTGATCCAATTTATAGCATCATTTATGGGAAATATTTTTTCATTTTTATGTAATTATAAATTACTAAATAAGATTAAATATAATATCATTATTATTGAGGATGATGATATTAGTATATATGGAATATATAGTATAATATCATTAATATTATTTGTAGGTATTAATACATTTATTACAGATGAAATTAATTCTATAAATTATACAAAATCTATAATAAAAAAAATATTAGTTAGTATATTTATAAATTTAATATTTATCTATAACTCTATAGAAATAAATATTTCTATCTATGAAATAACAGGTTATTTATCATATAAAATAATTAAAAATTCATTAAGTACTATTGATAATATATTTTTGATATATTGTATAAATTCAATATTACATATAATAATAATCCCTATACTAACTTTATATTTTAATTATAAAGTTAAACCTTTATATAAACAATATATTGAGTATTAAATATTAGTATTATATAATATATAAATATATAAATGAGTACAAACTACCAAGACGAGGTTAATAATAATATTGAAATTCCAAAGAAAAGACCTGTTGGACGACCTAAAATAGAAAAAAATACAAAAAAAAATAATCCTCGTAATGGTATTGTTTATACTGGACCAAAAACTAATGGTCATATATTAGAACTTATTCATGATGATCCTCAAGATTTTAAACGTATTTTTAATTTATTTAAATTAATTGGATCGCGGGATATTAAAATGGAATTTAAATTAGATTCTGTTAAAATATATGGAACAGGGCATTTACAAGATAATTTTATTGATTTAAAAATTAATTGTGTAAATTTAGTTAGATATTACTGTAAATTTAATATTTGTATTAATATTGCTCAAGAAAATATAGAATTGATTAGTCAAAAGATTGATAAAAGTTATGACTCTATTGAATTTATTTTAGAAGAAGATTCTTATAAAAAATCTATAAATATTGTTCTTCATGATGAAAATAAATTTGCACATGAATATCATATTCTATCTATACTTCCCGATAGATCAGAAATAGATATAGATAATATCATACGCAGTTTAAATTATAATGACTATCCATTACAATTTACATTAGATAGTAAATATTTTAAAAAAATTATTAGTAATATTTCTAAATGTGATACTGATTTTACAATTGAAAAACGTAGTGGTACATTTTTATCATTTCCATATAATGGAAATTCTACAAATATTAGTGTAAATCATGAATTTACAAAAAATAACCAATTAGACTTAAAATCTACATTAACAGATAATGATTTACTTTCTACATCAGTTAGAATAGAATTTATTCAATGTATGGCCTCAGCAATGCTAAGTAAATCTATAAGAATATTTGTTGATGATGATGATATGATGGTTTTGCGGTCTATTATAGATGATGGAACTTTTGAATTAATATTTGCAGTTAAGATTGTATCAAATAAATATTAAAAAAATATTTTTCAATATTTTTTTAATATTTATAATTACTTTTAAGATTTTTAAGATTTTTGGATAGTAGATTGATATATATTTCTTATTGGAATTAAAAATTTAATATCATGAATAATATCTATTATAAGTGTTTTATCGATTATACATTCATTATTTATTGGTAATTGTTTAAAATTATTATTATTTAGAATAATGTCAATAAATGATTTAATATCACTACTATAATTTTCTTGTGTCTGGGGTAATTTATTTATTATAATATATACAATATCTACAATATTATTTAATATTGATTCTATTTTTTTAAATTCTTCATTAAATTGTAAAAGGATATTTTGATATCTTATACTATTAGATCTATCAAGATATAGAGATAATACTAAATTAGTATTATCATCTGTTAATAAGTCAGAATTTTTATATATTCCATTTTTAATTATTTTCATTAATGAACTTTCGATATATATATTTTGATATTCACCATTAACATTATTATTCTTAGCTCTAAGAATAAATCCATAAAGTGGTTTATATTTATAGATAGTATTTTTAATATTTTTTTCATATTTAGAATATGCATGTTTAGCATAATTTAAAAGAGTATTAATATTATCCTTAACAATTATAGGTTGTTGAATTGGAATTCCAATATTATCAAACTTATTAATTTCCAATGTTTCTCTATTTACAGATTGTAATAAAATAATATATGAATTATAATCTATTTTTTTATTTTTTGAATTATATTTAGATTCATTAAAAATATGAAATTTACTATAGCGTAAATTTAATGAGTATGATTTTAATTTAGAAATAGCATCTAAGTTAAAATGTTTACAATTTTTCATAATTTTAGTAAAAATATCCCAATAGGTTTCATTATTTATCATAATTAAATTGGTAATATCATATCCATTAGTTGATGATAGTCTCCATTTATCTTCATAATAATATAAATTAATAATAGTAGCATCATTAGCATTATATATATCATATACATTAGATTTAAATAAATCACCTAATCGTTTCATAGAAATCTTATTAAGATTAAACATTGGAATAGGTATTACCAATGGTGTCCATTTAGTATTTTTATAATTTAAAACTAGACCATTACATTCTCTAATCATAGGATTATTAAAATCAGAATCTTTTCTTTTATTAACTGTTAATATAACTCTCATAGATAAATCTTCAGTTAATTTAGCAAAATCTCCATTAAGAGAATCACACCAATTAATACCTAATGAAAAAAGATTAGTTCGAATTGTGATTAAATCACAATCTTGATTATTTAAAAATTTAATCATATTCATTTTAGCAAGTATAAAATTTATCAATTAAGTTGTCAATATATTATATATATTATATAAATCTTACTTTAAGATAGAAATATATATAAATACTTTATCTTATATATATTATATATAAGATAATTATACCATATATAAGTAATTTATATATAATATGACTTTAATTAAAATTGATATTATATTCTCATATATATATCTAAACATACTAATTTGAGAATATATAATCAGAAATTAATTATGAGTAGACAGAATGATATTATGTCTAGTGCTAAAATAAAATTTAATGATATGATTCATAATACTAATATTGATTTTTTAGCCATGCAAAAGCACTTAAATGAGTATGTAATAGCTAAGGATGATGATACTAAATCTAATATTTGTTCTACACATCCTAATTATAAACGTAAATTTTATGTTCCAGATTCAGAAATACCTATCTTTATGAAAAATTTAAATTCATGTTATAAATCTGGTTGTATTCTACATTTTGTAGAATTACAACAATCATCAGATGATTTTAGTAATGGATCTGGAATTATGTATGATTTTGATATTTTTACTAATGAGTATGGAGATATATACTCAGAATCTGATTCATCTATATTTACTATAAATATTGCTGATATTATTATAGAAATATTATCTATAATAATTAATGTATTAGATATAGATAAAGATGATGAAGAAAAGCATTATTGTGGATTTATTAAAAAACCATTACCTATCTATAATGAATCAAAAAAAATGTATAAACATGGATTTCATTTATTATTTCCAAGTATAAAAATTTCTAAACCAATAAAAAAATTTATATTTAAATTAATTCTTGAATCAAGAGAACTTAATGATATATTTAATAAGGTTGGATTATCATTAAATGATATATTGGATACTGGATCTGTATCTGTACCTGTATATTTTATAGGTAATTGTAAAAATGAATCTATTCCATATGAATTAACTAATATATTTAGTATGGTTGTAAAAAATGGAAATAAAATTAAAACTCCATCTATATTAGAAAAGGAATGTTTTGATAATGTTGTTTATGAATTTTCATTAAATTATGAATTTGAATCTGGGGTAATTAAAAAATTAATATATCAACCAAAGAAAGAATTTGTATCTGATATCCAATTTTATTCTACTAATAATACTCAATGTGATACTGAATTAGATAATATTAAAAATGATATTATGTTAAGGTCTATTTATAATAGTGAAATTAAATATATTAAATCATTATTAGGATTATTATCTATTGAAAGATTAACTGATAGAAATACTTGGAGGGATGTAATATTTGCATTAGCCTCTGGTGGTGAAGATATGAGATCATTAGCATCATGGGTAAGTAAAAGAGTACCTCAATGTTATGATTCTAATTCACTTGAAACATTATGGTGTGATGCTAGAAGATATAATGGTACTTCATTTACATTAAAATCTATAAGATATTGGGCGAATATTGATTCCCCTAAATTATATAAAATGTTTACTATTGATTCTGTATATTTATTAATGTATAATGATATAAAAAATAAACTTTCATATGGAAAATTACAACATACTCAATTTGCTAGATATATACATTTCATGTTTAAAAATAAATATATAACTGAAAATACATCTAAAACAACTAATTGGTATGAATTTGTAACTGATGTTGATAATGATGTTCAACCTGGACAATTATATAAATGGAGAAATTTAAATGATACTCCAGATAGTATAATATTATATCTCGGTAGCGATATAATAGAAATATGTCTGCGGTTATTAAATACTATTGATTTAAAATTAGAGTCTGAGGAGGATATTGATAAAAAGAAAATTATAGAAACATTACGTAAAAAATTTGTAATATCTGCTGAACATATATCTACATATGCATTTAAACAAGGTATTATTAAGGAATCTGAATCTATGTTTAGAATGAATAGTTTTCAAAAGAAATTAGATACTGAACCTAATATAATGGGTGTAGGAAATGGTATATTAGAATTTAATGGAGGTAAGGTTAAATTAATAGATCATTTTCATTCCTATATCATATCTAGATTTACAGAAACTAATTATATTGAATATGATGAAAATAATCAAAATATAAAATTAGTATATACAGTATTAAAATCATTATTTCCTGATGATGAAGGTGATGCATTAGAGTTTTTACTTTATTATTTATCAACCTCATTAGATGGTCATACTAAAGCCAGTTTATTATTTATATTAACTGGAGTTGGATGTCATAATATCAATAGTCCTATAATGATGTATAATAAACAAATTAAATTAGTTCAAGATATTAAAGTTAATGATAAATTAATGGGAGATGATAATACTCCAAGAACTGTTAAACAATTATTTAGAGGAAGAGATCAAATGGTTAAAATTATTCCTTATAAAGAAAAAGAATTTATAGTAAATATAAATCATATATTATCATTAAAATTTACAAATAGATTAGGAATTTTTAGATATGATATTAAAAATGGTAAATATAGATATATTATTACATGGTATGAATATAATAATATATATGAACCAATTAAAAAATCTATAATTTATGATAATAGATATCTATGTGAAAAATATTTAAATAATATATTAAAATTTAATACCAATATAATTAAATTTGGTGATATTATTGATATTAAAATAAGTGATTTACTAAAATGGAATTCAGAATGGATAAATAATGGATATTTATTATTATATAAATATAATAATGTTTATTATAATGACACTAATTTAGATTTATGTAATTTAGGAATTTGGTCTAAGGGTACCATGGATCCATTATTTTCAAATATGGATAGTTTTAGAATTAAATTATTAGAAGAAGATAACTTTTATGGATTTGAATTAGATGGTAATCATAGATATTTAACTGGAGATTACTTTGTTCATCATAACTCTAATGGAAAATCTTTTCTAATGGAATTTATTATTAAGACATTAGGTGATCAATATATTAGAGCATTGCCAATGTCATTTCTAACTGAACAAGGAAGAAGTAAATCTGCCAATGCTGATCCATCATTAATGGAATTAAAATATGCTAGAACAGTTATATTTTCAGAGAGTGAAGAAAATGAGAAAGCTAATATATCTAAGATTAAAAAGGTAACTGGTCAGGAAACTATATCTAGTAGGGGTCTATTTAAGGATCAGGAAAATTTTAAACCTAATTGTAATTATTTAGTAACAACCAATTATACCTTTACTATTGAAAGTCAGGGTTATGCTATTTGGAGAAGAATAATAACATATGCGTTTAAAATGATATTTATGAATCCATTAAAGGGAGATTCTAAATATGAAAGAATAGCTGATGAAGAATTAATTAATAGATGTTTAAATGATAAAAAAATTCAAGAAGCATTTCTATCCATATTAGTTCATTATAGATGTATGTTATATGAAAAATATGATGGAAAAATAACAGCAGTACCAAGACCAACCTTGGATAAGGAAACATTAGCATATAGAAATAGAGAGGATATCTTTAATAGATTTATTGATTATAAATGTTATATAGATAAGGAAAATATTCAAACCCTAGATGAGATTATATCAATCTTTAGAGCCTATTATAAATCTGAGAATGGTGAGAATTATAAAGGTATTAATAGTAATATAAAGAGTATATTTAATAATAGTAAATTACATAAATACATGAGATGTGAAAATGGAATTACAAGAGTCTATGGAATTAGAATTGCTGAAGATGGATATATTCCTGATAAGAATATAAAATTATTAACTAGTCAATCTATATAAAAAAATAAATATATATTTAATTACATCCAATTATATTTAATTTATATTAAATATATTATTATTTTTTAAAATTTCAGTATTAGCAATTATTATAATAGATATTAAATCAACTGATTTGTTTAATATATTAGAAATTATATGAATTCTATCTATCATATTAAATTTATTTAGATTAATATTATTAATATATTCCAATGTTTTATATAATATATTAATATCTATTTCATTTTTTGGATTATTAATATTTTTAATTAAATTATTTTCTAATATTTCTTTTTTATATATTTTATTAGGATTAATATCTAATAATAAATATTTTAAAAATATATCAATTTGAATTAATTCATCTTTATTAATATCTAAATTATATTTTTCATTTAATATTTTACTTAAACACCAATTCATATGAATATCCAATCCTTTATTACTTTTTAAGGATATTTTACAATATTTACAAATAATAGTCATTATACTATATTAATTATAATTCTATATATTTGTCAATTTTAATAATTTTAATATTAATAAATAACTATATATATTAGGGTTTAATGAACGGAATAAACTGCTGAATTAAAATAGAAGAATTAGTAATAATTAAATATCATCCAGATACAGATTTTATAAAAGAATATATAAAATTTTAGTAAAACTGTATTGTTTTTTTAGACCGTTATTTGTATAAATTCACGAAATTGATACTATTTTAATATAGATATAATAATGAGTGGTGCTGTAATTGCTAATTGGAATATCGTATTTAATTTGAAAGAATTAACTAATATCCCATTTATGTACGGCTGGAGAAAGCAGAGTGTGCAGAAGTTGGATAAAAACGAAACATTTAATGTAAAGAAGTCTGAGATTTCTCTATATGAAAGTGATGAAGATATTCAAAAAAAAATGGAAATGGACGAATATTATCTACAACAGGAGATATTTCAGTTTATGAAATACCATGATCCTGAAAATATTGTATTGGTCGTAATAGATAATTCTTATCTAAGTGGAAGTTATTCTATGAAGAAGAGAATATTGGATAGATTGTCTGATAAGAGTAAAAAATACATTATTCTTAATAGTTTTGTTCAAGAGAATGAAATTATATATAAACTCCTTAATAAGGAAAGGTTTATTAATAAGAGTAAGAATTGTGATATTCGATTTGATACATTGGAAAGATATCTTAAATATGTTAATTCTAAGGATACTAATTCTATTAAGAAGTTAAATGTATCATTTGATTTGGCGCATAAGATATTAACAGATTTGGAAGTAAATCATGCGAAGAAAAATTCAAATTCTCTTAGAGGTTTGGACAGAATACGTAATGAGATAAATGATGATTTTCATATAGAACTCCTAAATCATTTTAAAAGTAATTATTTCACATGTGCTGAAATGATATTATTTACAAGTGATCGAGGTATGATGGGGAAGTGTGGTAGCGATATTAAGATAATACGTAAGTAATATTTTTTTTTAAAAAATAGAAGTATTATATTAAATAACATTAATAATAATATAACATTAATAATGTCAGATTCAACTACTATCCATGTAAAAAATAATACTATCCCAAAGATATGTGATACGGATTATCAATTATTTATAAATATGCTAACTATTATCTATGGTACTTCAGGGTCTGGTAAATCATCTATATTAATATATTTATTAAATATCCTTAAAGATAAAATTCCTATAGGAATAGTATGTAATCCAACTCATAAGGTAAATAAGGCTTATAATAATTTTCCAGAACAGTGTATATATGAGGATGTATCTAAGGAACTATTAATTAAAATATTTGAACGTCAGACACAAGCATTATCAATGTATAATTTAGTTAGAGATATAAAAATATTAACTCCATTATTTAATATAATCTCAGATATTAATGCCAGAGAGAGAATATCTAAACTTAATAATATTTTACATTTAGGAATAAATGAAATTAATAATAAATGTAATAAGGAAGATATAGAAACATCTACAAATGATTTAACTGAAAAATATGAACATAAGGTAGTTAAAACTATGAGATATGAAATAAATAAACATATAAAATTATTACAAAATAGCAATCTTTCTGAAATGCAAAGAAGTATAATACGTAATTTTAATTTTAACCCAAATCTATTATTAGTAATTGATGATTGTGCAGCTTCTATTAAGGATTGGAAAGATTTAAAAGAAACTAAAGAATTATTTTTTAATGGTAGGCATTTTAAGGTAACAACAATATTAACAATGCAGGATGATGCTATTATTCCACCACCATTAAAAAAAAATGCTCATATTAGTATTTTTACAAATGAACCTGTTGCTAATACATATATTAAAAGAGATTCATCCGGAATACCGGCATCTATTAAAAAAGATTTTTTAAATATTGCATCAATTATATTTAAACCTAATGAACATAATACTAAGAAAAATTATAAAAAATTAGTTAGATTTGGAGATATAGTTCCAACTGATTATAAAACTCAATATATGATAGCCATCCCAAAGAAACGAAAATTTGGTTCGAGTGCATATTGGGAATTATGTAATGCATCTAAAAAGAGCGATTGTGTAGATTCTAGTAATAATAATTGTTTTAGTACTATGTTTAATATATCAAATTAACTATATAATTTTAATTTTTTACCTTGTTTATATAATTCTAATCGAGTAAATTCATCCATACCAAATTCCTTATTACTTAATTTAGATAATTGATCATGGCTAATTTTTTTCTTAGTATCATTTCTATATTTATCAATAATAATACCCTTACTATTAATAAATATATTATTATTAATTAAATCATCAGCAATTTTAGGTAGATGAATATCTAAAATATTTTCATATTGATCATCATCATCCTTAGATGGAACATTAAAAACTTGAGATTCTTTTTCTAAACCCTCCTTAGAAAAAGAATAAGTAAGATTCTCACCAATAGATGTATCTTGTAATTTAATATTATTAGAAATATTTTGTTTGTTATCATTTTTCATATTTAAAACTCTAGACATAAATATTTTATCTACACATTTAAAATGATTAGCTAATGTTTTATATCCGTTATCATCATTTATATTAAATGATGGTGATATATCATTAGTCTTTTTATCCAAATATTTATCATTTATATTTGGATATATTTTAGACTCCATTTCAGGTTTAGGTAATCCTGAAATGGTATACCCCTTATATCTATTTATAAATCTATCCCATCCTAAAAATATTTTATCAGTTAATTCAAAATATTTTAAAATATCATCATAATCAGTCCATAAAATCATTTGTTCATAATATTTTAATTCAATTATATCAAGTAAAAATTTTTTTTTATTACATAAATATTTATTTCTATTAAATTTATAAATAATAAATGCCTTAGTATTTTCTTTACTAGGAATGGATTTATTCAATTCATATACAAACTGTTTAATAGTATCATCATTAATTTTTTTATTAACAACCAAATCACAATTCAATAAATTTTCATATGATTTTAATAATTGTTTCGGTAAACTCATTTATTAAAATTGATAAATATATACTCTATTATATACTATAAGATATATATATCTTAAAATAGAACTCAGAATATTATTTTAAGATATATTTTAATTAGTAATATAATCTATAATTATGAATATTAAATCTGTTGATAATATATTGCAAGATCATATGATTGGAATGATTATATCAATCATGGAGTGGTATAATATTACTCCTGAAATGATTAAGGATAACTATAACTATAATTTATATAATAATAATGAAGATATTGATAATAATGAAGATATTGATAATGAAGATACTGAAAATGATACTGAAGATAGTAAAAATATAGAAGATATATTAGATTTAATTGAAATGATTGATACTAATCATAATCCTAAAACATGTATTCCTCTGGATATTATGTCTGGTGATATTGATAATGATGATAATACTATTAATGATAATGATGAGATTAAATCTAATACTCCATTATGGATATTATCTAGATCTGAATTTAGAGATTCCATTAATAGCGGAATTAAAATATGTCCAAGATATACTTTATGTAAGGACAAAAAATGTAAATGTTTTCATATAGCCCGTGAAAATATATGTGATCATAGTTTGAATAATAATAATTATTGTAATGATATTAAATGTAATAAATTAATTATTAAAAAATGTAAAAAGGGAAATAAATGTAAAGACTCAAAAAATTGTTCATATAGACATCCAGAAATAAATAAATAAATAAAAAAAATATATTTCTATTAGATATTTTTATTTTTTAATTCATCTGAAGTCCATTCTTTTTTATGTCCCCCGTCATAAGCTCTAACGTAAGATTTTGAAATTAATAAATCATTTATACATTCATTATTTAATGTATAAATATATCCCAAAATTCTTCCATATTTATCAAATTTGCCCATATTAACATTAATTATTTTATTTAATATAATTGATTCTAAATAAGCTTTACCTTCCTTACACCAATTAGATTCTTCTATATTACTACTTTTTAATTCTGGAGAGTCTATACCAGAAAGGCGAATATTAGATTTATAATATTCATTATTATATTTATATATTATTGTTATAGTATCAGTATCATGAACATTTATACATTTAGCAAGTGTTTTAAAATTATTAAAATCAAATTTTTTTACTTTTTTAATATCAATATTTTCTAACTCTCTAATATTGTCATTCATTATATAATAATATATTATATATTATCTATTATTTTTAATAGATTAATTATTTTTTAGTAGTAGGCTTTTTCTTAGCAACAGGTTTTTTAGTAGCAGGTTTTTTAGATGCTGTTGGCTTTTTAGTAGCAGGTTTTTTAGATGCTGTAGGTTTTTTAGATGCTGCTGGCTTTTTAGATGCTGCTGGCTTTTTAGATGCTGTTGTTTTTTTAACAGTTGTAGTTGTTTTTTTAACTATTTTCTTTTTAGCTCCTCCTGCTGGTGATGGTGATGGTGATGCTGTTGATTTACATAATAGAGGTGATGCTGTAGAATATGGTGTTAGTAATTTTTTTCCAGACATAATTGATTATTATAAGGATATTATATATTCTAAAATATATAAATTTATTTAAAATAATATAAAAACATAAAATTGATAAAATTATTGATAATATAATACTTAATACACAGATAAACATACAATATGGATTGCCAAGGTATTCAAAAGAATGGTAAAAATTGTGAATTATTTGCTAAATATAAATTATTACCAGACTCTAAAATATTTTGTGGAAAACATATTAAGAGTGAATTTAATAAAAAATTTAATTCTAATCTAAAAAGTATTAGTGAAATTGAAGAAAGTGATAATATTGAAATATTACAAAAAGAAATTAAGGAGAAAAAAACTAAAACATCAGCAATTAAAAAAAAAGTAATTAAAAATAAAGTAATTAAAAATAATGATAATAGTAATAATAATGATGAAAATGAAAATAATGATAATAAAAAATATTCTGAAATAACTTTAAATAGTTATATGTCAAATGAAAATAATTATCCTAAAATAATTGATAATGATATTATGGTTGAAATAGAAAAATATTTTATTGATAATTTTCAATTAGCCATTGATGTTCATGATAATATTATTTATAATGTATATAAATGTTTTATTGTTAATGAAGAATCAGACAATACTCCAGAAAAAACTTTAGTACAAATTTCTGATAATTTTATAGATGGAGAATTAATGTATTGGACTATTTGTATTCATAATAAATTATCAAATATTAAAGATAAATTTTATTATGACATTAAAAAAAATGATAATAAATTAATTTATCATAGAAATTTTGATAATTGGTGTTTTATAGTATATGATGATTTTACATATGATGTTAATATTGTTGAATATCTAAAAACTAATACATTAGATAATGATTTAATTATTCAATTATTTGATATTGTAAAAACTATTCATGAAAATAAATTAACATTGGGTGGATTTAGTTTAGAAAATATATATATTTGTGATAATAAAATTAAAATATTCAATCTAGCAAATTGTAATAAATGGTGTAATTCTCAAGAGGACACTATTGAAAAAGATATAAATTTATCATATTATGTTAATCATATACATACATGTTGTATAAATAATAATAAAAATTTAGTATCTACTAGAGTTGGAGATTTTGAATCATTAATATATATTATTCTAAAACTACAAAATATTAAATTACCATGGGATAATTGTAAATGTAATAAAAAAATAGCACAATATAAAAAAAAATTTCTAACTAATATTAAAGATAATGAAGATATTCCCCTACCTATCCAGGATATCATATCATATATTGATAAATTTGATTCATTTAATAAACCAAATTATACATTACTTGAAAAATTATTTAATTATATTGAATAATTTTAATATATAAATTTTATTTTTTTAATAATTGTTCTCTAATAAATGGAATTAATAACTGGATATCTCTATCCATAATTTTTAAATTTATTTTTAAAAATATTATATATATCACTAATACCAAAAATGCCAATATAATATATATATTAGCCCACATATGATTTAAATTATTTATATCCATTGAATACATTGAATCCTTGCCAGAATATAAAATATTATGTTTAGGCTGTTCTCCTAAATTAGCATTTCCAGCATTATTCATAGATATTGGATTTTCTAAAAAATTATTTTTTTTAGAATCAGATTGTGGTATTATAGAATTATTTAGATTAATATTTTCAGTTGGATTAATATTTTCAGTTGGATTAATAATTGAACTTGTAGTTGGATTATTAATTAATTTATTATTTGATTTAGATAAATCTTCATAATAATTATTTATATCATGATAACTATTATCATAATTCCCAAACATTATTTAATAGTTATATATTAATCCAAACGATAACTTTTTTTTTAATCTAATTATAAAAAAATAAATTTATATATATAAAAAATATATAATTATGGAATATTAACATCACGATGTACATTATCACATTTATTAATTAAATCTATTAATTTATTGGTACTATAATTTTCATTAATAGTTATTGTATTATATTTAATTGATATTAATGGGTTATTCTTTAATTCTTTTAATTGATTTCTAATCTCTTCAGTTTGATTTCTAATCTCTTCAGATTGTTTATCAATTTTATCATCCTTAATAGATAATAATTTTTCTTGATATAAGGTTTGATAACTTTTATAGTAATAGAAACATTCTTCTAGTAATAAATAATAATTAGCATAATCTTTAGAATTTTTAGATCTTATTAAACATAATTTAAATACATAAGGGGTTAATTTATATTGCTTGACTATTATACTTCTCCTATTTTGTCCGTTAGTTGTTTCTCTAACCCGTTGAACGTTCAACGGGTTAAAATCTTCATCTTCAGTTAATTCATTGCTATTTAAACATTGTAAAATATTAGCACTCGTACTTATATCATTAACAACCTTACATTCTTTTAATTTTTTATGATCAATACAAAATTCATTCCTCTTTTCAACTAAACTTAAGAAATATTCCATGAATGAAATATCAATAGAATTATATATTTAACATTAAATTGTCAATTTTTATAATTAATTACTATCGATAACCATCCTTAATAGTTATTAATTTTTCTTGATATAGAGTTTGATAACTTTTATAGTAATAGAAACATCCTTCTAATAATAAATAATAATTAGCATAATCTTTAGAATTTTTAGCTCTTATTAAGCATAGTTTAAAAGCATAAGGGATTAGCTTATATTGCTTAATATGTTTAACACCTCTAGATGTTTCTGACTGCTGCCTAACGTTAGGCAGCAGTCAATCTCTACCCTCAATCAAATTATTACTTTCTAAACATTGTAGAATTTTATTACTTCTACTTATATCATTAACAACCTTACATTCTTTTAATTTTTTATGATCAATATAAAATTCATTCTTCCGTTCAACTAAACTTAAGAAATATCAATAGAATTATATATTTAACATTAAATTGTCAATTTTTATAATTAATTACTATTGATAACCATCCTTAATAGTTATTAATTTTTCTTGATATAAGGTTTGATAACTTTTATAGTAATAGAAACATTCTTCTAGTAATAGATAATAATTAGCATAATCTTTAGAATTTTTAGCTCTAATTAAGCACAATTTAAAAGCATAAGGGGTTAGCTTATATTGCTTAATATGGTTAACACCTCTAGATGTTTCTAACTGATGTTCAACGTTGAACAGCAGATAATCTATATTGCTTAATATGGTTAACACCTCTAGATGTTTCTGACTGATGTTCAACGTTGAACATCAGTCAATCTATATTGCTTAATATGGTTAACACCTCTAGATGTTTCTGACTGCTGCCTAACGTTAGGCAGCAGATAATCTATATTGCTTAATATGGTTAACACCTCTAGATGTTTCTGACTGCTGTTCAACGTTGAACAGCAGATAATCTCTACATTTAATCAAATTATTACTTTCTAAACATTGTAGAATTTTATTACTTCTACTTATATCATTAACAACCTTACATTCTTTTAATTTTTTATGATCAATATAAAATTCATTCTTCCGTTCAACTAAACTTAAGAAATATTCCATGAATGAAAATATCAATAGATTTATAATATTTAG